AAAGTTTAAACTATGTCAAACTTATTCCAAAGCTCAGCCAAGGCGAGCAGTGTGGAATCAAACACAATAAAAGTTGAAAATGCAGCTGAAGGTGTCCTACGGGAAAGTCAGTCTGTCTTAAATAAGATGTCTAGGCGGTTGAATGCTGAAGAAGCTAAGTCCGCTAGATGGATTGGTAATTTAGAAAAAAGGTTCATAACGGAACAAAAAGACCGTGCAAGAACTAGAAAATGGGAGATGGAGCTTTCTAAAAGCTTCATAGATGCTGTTAAACTTAATCATAAAACTAAGATTGATGAAGCAACTAATAGAGTAAAATATGCTGATAAAGGATTACTAAATGAATTAGCACCACTTGCTCCTACAATAGCAAAGGTTTGGGATAAAGTTGATGCAAAACGTGAGGCAGATGGTAAGGCATTTGGTCAAATGCTTGCTTTTAAATATGGTCTTACTACTGAAGATTATAACGATCAAGAAGGTATTAGAGGACATTTAAGAGAAAGAGCAGGAGCTAATAATTCTCTTCGTAATAAGATGAGAGAGCAGGGTGCTAGTTGGGAGGAAATGGAACAAGCATCTAGATTAAATGGTTACGAACGTTTAGGTTTACATGAAGGTGTAGCAATTAGAGCAGGTCGTAATTTTCCATCTTATGAAGATCAGAATTTAACTACTGTATATGAACTCGGTAATAAATTAGGTAGACATTCATTAACTTCTGCTTTATCAATTAATAATGGTGAGATATTAGCAGCTGTGCAACAGAGAATGCTGACTAATTATTTAAATCAACCTCATCTTAAAAGTATAAATCCAAATCTACTTGTTAAACATGCAAGAGAAAAGATTCTAACTCATCAAGGTCGTGCTAGATCAAAATTAAGTGAGAAGAATCAAAAGATTATTCAAGAGAATGAGAATAGAAACTATAGAGAAGGTTTATACAAGGAGTTAGAAATCGAAGGACCAGCTGGTGTTTTTGCACATATTGATTTAATAACTGGTGAGGATAAAAAGAATAGAGCATGGGCTGTTGGTATGACTCATCAGCATTTAGTAGAAATGGCTGGTGAAGGTCGTCTTACTAATGACTTTATAACTAAATTAGCTCTTTATGAATTCATGCCGGGTGTTAAATATGGTGAACGTAACTGGCAAAAGATAGAAGATCTAGTTAAAGCTAAGGATAAATATGATTTCGAACAAGCTACATTAGCTGAAAGAACTCGAGGTGCAAAGAGTTCTGATAATAGAATAAATTCAATTAAATTAGAAGTTGCATTAACTGATCGTTATGATGAGGTAACTAATCAAGAATTAATGGATTTACATACAAAGGCTGTTAGTATTAATAACAAACCTATGCGAGATATGTTACTAAGATTGATGAAGGTTTCTAATGAATCTATCAATGATATAGCGAATGTACCAACTCTGGAAAAACTTCTTGCTAATAATATTCTAACTAAAAAAGCTGTAATCAATGCTAGATTAACTCCAGCAACAGAAATAAAATGGATGAAAATAGCTAGAGAAAATGATCAATTTGCACCTAGTGATGAAACGGATGCTTTATTTAGAGATACTGGTAAACGTGCAATTGAACAAATATTAACATCTTATGGTGTTGAATCTAAATATATTTTATCTTCGAAATTAGCTGCAGATACTGCACATAATGATATGAGACAGTATTACAAAATGGGGTTGATGAAATTTGAAGGTAATAAAGAACAAGCTAAAAAAATAGCTTTAAGTATGTTCCAAGATGATTTAAAAGCTGGTGAAAAATACCACATCACTGAACGTACTACAATTAACGGTCAAGTGATACAAAACCCTCATTTTACTAATCATCATCTACCTGCTGAACGTATATCATATCCATCTAGTGAATTTACTACAGAAATGGTTCGTAACGATCCTAACATGTGGCAGACAAAACCTATGATGCAAGGAGCTACAGCTATTAAATGGATTAAAGACGCTAATAATGGTAAAGTTAATGGTTTTCCAGAGGATGCTTTACATCTTTGTGAGAAGTATAATTGGGATGTATTGAAATTTATAGAAGCTCAAGCTAAACTACATGATCCAGATTTAGAACTAGATAAGAAATGGTACGCTATTTCCGATGAAGCTCATAGCAGAATTCGACCTGAATATCTACCGTTCCTTAAAGAAGGTCCAGCTGGAGTTACTTTAGGTTTCCAACTTAGTAGAGTATCATCTTTACGTGATCCACGTGTACTAAGTCCACTAGCAACAGAATTAATGTCAATGGGGGTAGCATAATGAGTGAATATCAAGTAGCAGGTGGCGATAATTATGCCAACTCTTCGGCTCAAGATGAGTTTGAAAGGGAACAGAATCGTAAGTATCAACAATGGAAATCTCAACAGGAAACCATTGAATCCCAAGCTAAACCTGAAACAACAGGAGAAGCGGTACCTACAGATTCTCAAAAAGAAGATAAAGGTATTGTACATGGTGTAGGTCATGCAGCAGCAGCAGTACCATTAGGTACAGCAGATTTTATTAGTGATGCAATTGGTATAGTACCTTGGTTAAGACCAGTAGATGAATGGTGGGATGAAAACTCTCCTAGATCTAACCACCCTGTACATAAAGTAATTAGAGATGCATCTTCAGTTATTATACCTACTATGTATGGTGGTGGTGTTATAACAGGTAGTCTTAAAGCTGCTACAGCTGCTAGAAGTATCCCTGCAGCTACACGTGTATTAGGTACTATTGCAGCTCATGCTGGAGTAGACGCAACAGTTACATCTATATCTTCTCATTCTAAAGAACAGGATAATATAGCACGTACTCTTAACGATTGGTTAGGTTGGGATATACCATGGGCAACTAGAGATACAGATAGTCCAGATATTATTCGTAAAAAGAATATTTATGAATCAGCTGGCCTTAGTGTCGGTGTAGATTTACTTGGTGCTGCTTTTTCACTAGGTAAAATAATGAAACCTATACCCGGTGATGAGGTTGCAGAACAAGCATTAGCAAGACATGCAACAGGTTTTGAAGGGCAAGATCCTATAACACAGAATGTACTTGGAAGAAAATCTAGTAGAACACAAGCGCAACGTGCAGAAACTGCTAGACGTTTAATGAAAGATCCTGAGGGTAAAGTCTATGATCCATTTATTAACGAAACACCTGCAGAGACTTGGAGAGCTGTAGATGATGTTGATGTTAATCCACAGTTAGCTAAGATTGATAACTATCGTATTCAGAATAATATTGGTACTGTTAATGGTAGATCTAGACCTGTAGTAAATACAGCTTTTATGGAGAATCTTAAATATGCTGATGTAACTAAAAGAGCTAGATTATTACTACAACCATTATTTGATTCTGAGATTGCAACTAAGCTTGGTGCTCAGATTAAAAATAGGGTAATACCTCCTACAGAGATTAATCAAGGGATTACTAAATTATACGATCAGGTATATAATCCTGAGATTGGTTTACAGGAAATGGAAGGTATTATAAACACCATGAAGAAAGGTGTTTATCAACAACAGAAGTTCCTTCATCCAGATGAATATCAGATTATGACAGAAGCTTTTACGAAAGCTTTTAGTGATCTATATAACCCTAAAGTTATGCGTGCTTCGGCTATGGTTACAAACCAAGCTGCTGGTACTGTAGCTGATGCATCTTCAGCTGTAGGAATGATTGGTGATATTTCTAGAACTACAAGACAACAAGAAATTATACTTGATAAACTTCAATTAATTAATAATGAAGTTAGAGTTAATAGATTTATTGCTAATAAAGCAGATGAATTTAAAACTCTTGTAAGATCTGATAATAGAACTGCTGTAAATCAATGGTTACTTACACAATCAGAGGAGTTTGCTGAAGGTATTGGTAAGGCTGTTGTTAAAAGTGACCAAGACTTTGGAGTATTAAAGAAGATTGCTCAGGATAAACCAGAGTTCTTAAAACCTATGGCTAAAGCTTTAGAAGCTACAGATGGTAAGGTTGATGAAATCTGGAAATTACACCGTTGGCATGAACATAATATAGGCTTTGTTAAAAAAGCATTCCTAGATGGTGAGCCAGAAATACCTAGTCTTGTTGTACAAGGTATGAATGGTGTACGTTATAATAATATACTATCTGGTTTAGCACCAATACGTGCTATCACAGGTAATAGTATGTTAACTGCATTTAAACCTACATCAGTACTTGTAGGTGCTAAACTTACAGGTGATGTGAAAGCATTTAAACATGCTCAATGGACATATGGTGGTATATCAGAAAACCTAAAGCGTGCATTTAAGATGATGGGAGATGAGTGGCGTTTAGCTAACTCTAAACCTGAAGCTGCTATGATGCGTGGTAGGGCTGACTTACGTCAAGCCAAGATGGATAGCTTTGAAGCTGTTGAAGCTATGTCTGATGTATGGAGAATGGAAGGTAATTTTGGTAAATTAGCTATGTGGAATTTAGCTAAAGGTATGAGTTGGTATAATAATAATAAGTTTGTTAGATTTGGTGTTAATGCTATGTATGCTATCGATGGATTTACTAATTCAATGATGGCTAGTGGTGCAGCTCGTTCTAAAGCTTATATCCAAATGATGGATGAAACCAAAGGTGCTTTCAGTAAAACAGCTTTTAATAAATTACAACGTCAACTCTATGCTGAATCTTTTGATGCTACAGGTTTACTGAAAGATAAAGCAGCTAAATTAGCATCACAAGAAATAGCACTTAATGTAGACAGTCAATTAGCTAAGAACTTTAATACATTCCTTGAAAGAGTACCAGCTGCTAAACCATTATTCTTATTTCCACGTACAGGTATTAATGCATTAAATGTTGCTTGGTCCTTTACACCGGGTAGTAGTATAGTACCTGTAATGACAAAAGCTAGAAAGGTTCTTTCTGCACAAAATATCGGAGAGATGACTGAAGCTTTAGCTGAACATGGTTTAGAATATAGTGATGAAGCATTTGCAGCACTTAAATCTGAATACATTGGTCGTCAATTGATGGGTGGTGCAGTAGTCACAGGTGCTGGTATGTGGGCACTTGAGGGTAATCTTACTGGTAATGGTCCTCATAGCCATGGTGAACGTAAGAGAATGCAGGATATGGGTTGGAAAGCTAACTCTATTAAGAATCCAATCACAGGTAAATGGCATAGTTATAAAGGATTTGAACCATTTGATACTCTACTTGGTTTAGTAGGGGACTTAGTGTATAATTCTAATCGTGTGGATCAAGCTATTACTGAACAAATGTATCAGAAATTAGCATTTTCTGTCAGTATGAATGTAGCTAATAAGACATTTCTTAGTGGATTCGAACCATTAGTATCCTTATTCTCTGGAGATGAAGGTGCATTTAAACGCTTTTTAGTTAATCAAAGTGATGCTATGGTACCATTTGCTACATCTGGTATTAGAAGTGTATTGAATAATGCTATAACACCACAATTAAAAGATGTAGAAAATGATTGGGGTGCTTTGATTCAGAATAAATGGAAGTTTATGCATAGAAGTGGTACTGAAGAAGATGTACTTCAAGATCAATTAGATATATATACTGGCCAACCTATACGATTCCACGAACCTTTAACTGCTGCTTTTAATGCTTTCATGCCTTTTGGTAAATCAAATGGTGATATGGAACCTTGGAGACAGTGGTTATTAGCTACAGGATGGGATTCACAACGTAGTATGGAGATTAATCCTATTACTGGTGATCCAATTTCAACACAAGATAGATATAAAATAAATAATTGGATAGCAATAAACATGGATCTAGCTGGTCAAATTGAAAGAATGATGAATGCTCCTGATAAATTTTGGACTAAAAAAATTAAGGAGTATGCAAAAGTTAGAGGCCTTAAAAAACAAAGAGACTTTCCTATTAAAGAATTAGTTGTACATCAAGAGTTGAGTAGAATACATCAGCAAGCTATGAAATTTGCGTGCTCGTACCTCGAAAGATATCATGAACAACAATCTGCAATTGGTGAATCTAAAGCTAGAATTAAAAATGCACTCAGACAAGGTAACATTCCTGAGGCTTTGAAAGCTCATGAAAACAGGGGTGAATTAAAAGAGCTTCTTAATTTAAATAAATGACCGTAACAATTGAAAACAACTATACGGGTAATGGTTCTTTAAAGACTTACTCGTTCACATTCCCATATTTAGATAATTCCGATGTCAAGGTTAGCCTTGGAGGGAACGATACAACAAATTTTAACTTATCAACAACGTCAATTACTTTCACAGCTGATTCAGGTGGTGCTACATCTACTCAAGAAGCAGATGGTGCCCCTAAATCTTCTGTGGCTATTAGGATTTATAGAAGTACATCTTATGATTCACCTAAAGCTACTTTCTATCCCGGTTCAGCTATACGTGCTAATGATTTAAATGATAATTCTTTACAAAATTTATATGTAACTCAAGAGGCTAATGTTGAAATATTAGATTCTTGGAAAAAAGGTGATCCAACTATAATAAGTAGTGAAACTTGGGCATCTAATAACACACAAATTGCTACCACTGGTTCTATTGATGGTCGTATAGATGCTAAAGCAAACACTAAACTTACTGATGATTTAATTGGTGGTGATGATATAACCATTGCTGACAATAATAATGCTGGTAGTTCAGCTACTGGTAAGTTTACTATTAACCATAGTGTTACTGGTGCAGCTTCTGTAGATAACTCTAATGGAACTGTTATCCAAGACCTTACTATTAATGGTAGAGGTCACGTTACAGCTACTGGTTCAGTAGATTTAGATAACAGATACTATACTAAAACTATAGCTGATGATACTTTTTTTAATGTATCTACTGGTGATACTATTAAAGATGGTGATGCCTTTCCTGATAATGACACGACTATCGCCACTACAGCAGCTATTAATGATCGAATAATTGATCTTGTAGATGATGTAGGTGGTTTTGTACCGATAGCAAATGAAACTTCTTTTCCAACTGCTAATCCTGACGTTAATAACGGAACAGGCACTCTTGTCAGTATTAAAGCCTTGGCTAGTAACCTCACCTCCAATGGGAGCGGAGTGGCTACAATTACTAACGGTGCAGGGTCTGGTAATAATGTAACTATCAGTGGGCTGGCAAATAGCACAACTTATGCTGCTACCTTTGGGATGATTGTAGAAACAACTGCAACTAGTGGTAATGGCAGTGCTACCCCACCAAGAGAATATACATTCCATAGGCAAACACCTAAAGCTACTGAAGTAACTACTGTTGCAGGTAGTATTTCTAATGTTAATACTGTTGCTACCAACATTAGTGCTATTACTACTGTTAATGATAACATAAGTAATATTAACACTGTTAATTCTAATTCTACTAATATTAATGCTGTAGCAGGTCAGATCTCATTTAGTGAAGACTTAGGTGCAATTACTGATTCTGTATCTACAGGTAGTGGTACTAACATCACAACTGTAGCTAGTTCTATAGCTGATGTTAATCGTTATGCTAATGAATATAAAATTGCTGACTCAGCACCGGGTAGTCCTTCAGCTGGTGACCTATGGTATGATGGTACTAATGAGGTATTAAAATACTATAATGGATCAGCATTTACTGGAATCACACCCGGACTTACAGATGTTGTAAATGATACTACACCTGAACTTGGCGGTCACTTAGACTGCAATGATAAAAACCTCACTGAAGTAGCAACTGTCAGTGGCGATAACTTACAAATTGATTTCGGATCTATTGCATAATGGCTAAATTATTAAAACTAAGACGAGGTACAACCTCACAACATAGTAGCTTTACTGGAGCCGAAGGTGAAGTTACCGTAGATACAACTAAAGATTCACTTGTTGTACATGATGGCAGCACGGCTGGTGGACATCCTATTGCTAAAAGTTCAGATGTAATCAGTACGGTAGATAAAATTATTGAAGGTGATACTAGTATTGAAGCTACTGATGCAGATGTAGTAGGTAGTGGAACATCAGGTATAGAAGCAAAAATAGAAGATGCAACAATAATGCGTTTAGGAGGTGATAGCACTTATATCGATCGAGTTGCTTTCGGACCAGCTAGTAATGAATATATCTATTGTTATAGGACTGGTTCACCTTCTAAAGGAAGAGTCCATCTTAAATATGGAGATGCTACCAAATTACATACTACTGATACTGGTATAACTGTTGCCGGAACTGTTACAGCTACAACTTTTGCTGGTGCTGCTACTAATGTTACAGTTGCAGATGAATCTACAGATACGTCTTGTAATGTTTTATTTACAACAGCAGCTACAGGTGATTTAGCTCCTAAATCTGGTACAAATTTAACGTTTAACTCTAGTTCTGGAGCGTTAACAGCTACATCCTTTGTTGGTGCTCTAGGAACAGCTGCACAAACTGCAATCACTTCTGTCGGTACATTGACTGGTCTTGGTATAGATGGTCAATATATACAACAAGAAGAAACATTAACAGTTTCTAGTAATGCTACAACTGTTGATTGTTCTACTGGTAATTACTTCACTGTACAAGCTGCAGGTAATATCACATTTACATTTGGCACAGCACCTGCTGACACTAAATCATATGCAATGGTAATTGAAGTAGACCATAACTCTGGTACTTTAACTTGGCCAGCCTCTGTTAAATGGCCCGCTGATGCACAACCTTCACTAACTGCAGGCAAGACTCACCAATTCTATTTCCACACAAATGATGGTGGCACTAGATGGAGAGGTGCTTCACTCGTTGACTATGTGGATTAATTATTATGGATCCTAATAGTTTAAGAACAATGGGTGCCGCTGCTGGTGCAGCAGGAGATACTGATCCTGTTTATTTATCAGATGTATTTAAAACTCATCTTTATGATGGAACAGGGTCAGCTACATCTATAGTTAATGGAATAGATTTAGCAGGTGAAGGGGGTTTGGTATGGATAAAAAATAGAACCTCCTCTGGGCAGCATGTAATTATGGATACAGAACGAGGTGCTGGTCATAAACTTCATACTGATAGTGACGCTACAGGAGAATCAGGACGTACCGATTTATTATCAGCATTTAATTCAAATGGTTTTTCAATTGGTGGTTCTGATAATTATTCAAATTCCAGCAGTAAAAGATATGTAAGTTGGACGTTTAGAAAACAAAAAAAATTCTTCGATATTGTTACCTACACTGGAACTGGTGCGAATAGGACTATACCTCATAATTTAGGGTCTGTTCCAGGGATGATTATAATAAAACAATATAACGCTACTGGTGATTGGTATGTATATCATAGAAATAGTCATGCTGATCCGGGTGATAGAACACTATATTTAAATACAGTTAATGAGGCTCAATCTAGTCCTACTGCTTACAATGGGACTCAACCTACTGCTAGTGTTTTTTCAGTAGGTACACTTGGTGATACTAATGGGTTAAATGATACCTTTGTGGCTTATTTATTTGCACATCATGATGGAGATGGTACATTTGGAGAAGATCAAGATCAAGATATAATTAAATGCGGTTCCTACACTGGCACAGGTAGTGAGCTGAAAGTCACATTAGGATTCGAACCTCAATTCCTCATAGTGAAATCATCTACTTTAACTAATGATGATTGGAAAATCTATGACTCAATGAGAGGAATGAGTAATGGAAATGATCAGGAAAAACTTTTTTCCAATGGTGATAATGAAGAAGTATCAAGTGATGATTTCTTTGAAGTTGAAAATGATGGTTTCCGTATTATAACGAATAATGCTGCATTTAATACAAATACTGAAAAATACATTTATATAGCTATAGCAGCAAATACAGGGTTGAACGGTGTAGTTCCTACTGCTGCTAGTCAAGTATTTGCAATGGATACTGGTAATAACGACGGTACCTTGCCTAACTTTGACAGTAACTTCCCAGTTGATTTTGTTGCTCTTAAGAAACCAGCGGCATCTGGAAGTTGGTATTTAACTGCAAGAAACTCATCAGAAGCTTTCGTAATTTCTGATGGAGAGGCTGCAGAAGCAGCTGGTACTGATCGTACTTTTGATAGTATGGTCGGATGGGCTGTTGGTTCTGGATATGCAAGTCATTGGCAGAGTTGGATGTGGAAGCGTCAGAAAAGTTTTTTTGATATTGTACATTATCAAGGAACAGGTAGTGCTCGTACACTGAACCATGGCCTAGGGTCCGTGCCGAAATTCATACTTTATAAAAACTATGATACGACAGATTTATGGACCATCTATCATGCCTCTGCGAATTCTGGCTCAAGCCCTGAGGATTATTTTTACCAATGGGGAGTTTATGATGCTGACGTTACGCAAGGAGCTACTAGTGATGGCAGCGGAGTACGATTTAATAGTGCAGCGCCAACTTCAACGACAATCTCTGTTGGTACTTCAAATGCGACTAATAAAAGCGGTAGTAGAATGGTAGCTTTTCTTTTTGGTGAGTTAGCAACAATTTCGAAATTTGGAGAATATACTGGAACAGGAAGCAACACCGCTGACGATTATGTTAATGTTGGTTTTCAACCTAGATTTTTACTTATAAAAAGATCTGATGCTGCTAGTGATTGGTGGTGGATAGATAGTTTAAGAGGTATGGGAACAGGAAATGATAAGATACTAGATCCAACTTTACCAGCATCACAAGCTACAACTACTGATTTCATTACTATTAGCAGTAGTGGTTTTGGTTTGCAAGCGGCTTATTTCAACCAGTCTTCAGGTAAATACATATACTATGCAATAGCTTAACTAACAAATTTATTATGGAATACAGAAACAATACTTCGGGAGCAGTTGAAACTCGAAGTGCAATACTTGCAAAATATCCTAATACTAGTTTCCCTAAACCATTAACAAATACTGTTATTGAAAGCTTAGGTTATAAAACTATCAAGGAAGGTGCTCAACCTTCTTTAACGCCACCTTATGAATCAGCAGTAAGAGATGGTATTGAAGAAATCTCTGACAGGGGCTGGTTTACTAAATATAAAAAGGTAACAGCTACTGGTGATGCTAAAACTAAAATAGATACAGATAGAGCACTTGCAGTGCGTACTGAAAGAGATAAAAAACTACATGATTGCGATTGGACACAAGCTGCAGATACTGCTCTTGCAAGTGATAAAAAAGCAGCTTGGGCTACTTATAGAACATCTTTAAGGAATCTTCCAGCTGCTAGTGGTTTTCCACATACTCATACTTGGCCAACTGCTCCTAGCTAGTGGAAATTCCATCCATAAATTTAGG